GGCTACAAGAAGATGATGGAAGTCAGTCTCTATTCATTGATCCGATGCAACAGATGGCACAAGGAATGCAAGGAGCACCTCAACAAGGAGGAAATACAATGCAAGCTCAGGCAGGATTAACACCAAATCAGGGAGCACAGACAATAGTCCCTAAAGGAAACATCTCAACACCAACACAAAAGCAAGTAGGAGGAGGAATGAGTCCTCAAATGGGTAGTATGTTTAAGACTTAATTTTTATGGATATCAATGCATCACGCATAAAGTCCTTAATGGAGAACGAGAATTATGAAGCGCTTTTGGAAATTGCTACAAAGTTACTGGAACAAATTGCTGAAGAGAACACCATCGGTAGAGACGAGTTCGAAACCTTAAAGTTAGTATTCTTAAGAGAAGGTAAGTTACAAGGAATTAAGACTTTCCTTAACAAGTTAGATCAAGTAGCTCAAGGATAATATGATAGATGGATACGACATTGCTACAATTCCTGATCTTACAGGTCAAAATGATGTAAAGTTCGAGATAAACTGGAGAGAGATGGACAAAGATGTCGTAAGAATAGAGATCGGAGGAAAGAAATCAGTCGTTAAGTTAGCAGATCTTTACAAAGTAGTATTCGATATAGTTGGTCCAGAAGAACAGAGCGACTTATTACCAGTAAGAAAGACAACTATTCGCAAATATATCAGACAACATCGAATAAGAGCTGGAAAGAACATTAAGAAAGGTGATGAAATGGTAGTAAACTGTGAGATCGACGTCCCACTCACAGTTGAAGAAGGACTAAGAAAAGACGTCTTTAAGAAAAAATCTTTATTTAAGATCTAAAGGTCGAGTTTAATCACTAATTTCTCCCTAATCTTCTAGGGAGTAACAAAAAGGAAGTAAAACATATGAGCGATGAACTCAAAGAGGTAAAGAAAACAAAAAAGGATAGATACGTTTCAAAAACACAATTCGAATCTCTTGAGAAGTCTGTTTCTGATCTAGTAACTCTAGTCAATGAGGTGCTATCTAAGAAAGAGACTCCAGCACAAACAGTTACACATACAGTCGAAACAACAACATTACCTAACTATACGACTACAGCTTCGACTGATGATGGTGCTCCTCAACCAGATGACAAGATGCCAATACCTCCGAAATGGAGAACAGTAGTAGATGAAGTTCTTGGACAAGATTTTGGTATCAGTGTTAGTTACCCAGATAGTGGTAGTGGATTCAAATTCACTATCATGGTGCCAAGAGAGAAGTCAAATGCTAGTTCAAGTCATTGGGATATGTATAAACATGATAACAGGACTATCGCATTAGACTCATCTCAAGGTATTGATGGAATAAAGAGATGGTGTGAAAAGATTAAGAAGAATTTAGAAGTAGCTAAGCAATAATCATTAATTCTTAAAACTATGCCTTACAACATAAAAGGAGATACAGTGGTCAAGAAAGATTCAGGTAAAGTAGTTGGCCACAGCAAGAATCCTAAGAAGTATGTAAAAGTACTTAATGCTGTAGAGCATGGATGGAAACCAAGTGGCAAACGTCGCACTAGCGATGGCTACATGAAAGGTTAATACTATGAAGAAGACAACTAAAAAAGCAGTTAAGAAAGTTGCTAAGAAGATCGTTAAGAAGTCTAAGAAAGCTAAGAGGTAATCTATGTCTAATAAAACATACAATTTGAATCTATCAGAGAGAATCTATGCTATTGGCATGCTTAATGAAGCTAAGGGTACTCACGAGTTACTTGCTCTCGTCTATAAGGACTTACCAAACTTCACAATCCTTGATGAAGATTGGGAAAAGGCAGAGCGCAAAGTATCAGAGCCAGATAAAGAAGGAAATGTAACATGGACTTGGAATGATGAGAAAGGTGGAGATAAACCAATAGAGCTACATAAAGAAGTAGCAAAGTATATCCTTGAAAAGCTTGAAGATAAGAGCAAAAAAGGGGAATTTACACTTAAAGATAGAGCAGCTATCAGTTTGATTGAAAAGTTAAGTTAGTTCTTTAACATAAAAGTTGCAACTTGGTTGAGGAGTCCTGCAGGGTTCTCAATATAGGTTATGCAACTTTCCTATGTTGAAACTCTGGACGACTCCTGAATCAAGGGGTCGTTCTTATTTCTCTTGCTATCTTCTAGCAAGTAAAACTAATTGAAGTAAAATATATGGTTAACGACAATTTGGAAGTAAATGAGGATGTTGAGAAAGTAGAAGTTCCAGAAGAAGAAGCACAAGAAGGTGACGAACTTGTGGAAATTGAAACTACTGAACAAACTCAAGAGGAGAAGGAAACTCCGTCAGACTCTTCCACTGATGAAAAACCAGAGCCAACAAAGGAGGAATCCGATGAAAAGCTCTTAGGCCGTTCTTTAAAAGATGGTGAACAACCAGCAAAAGACGAAAAGATTCCTGATGGAATCGTACTAGCTCCTGGAGAGACATATCGTGAGTATGCTCTTAGAAAAGAAGTTGAAAGAATGAAGGGCAAAATGAGAGACATTCGTAAAGAAGACTTGGTAACAGGTGCTTCTGAACAAATATCTCCTACTCAAACTTCTAAGCCAAACAAGGAAGTATTGAGCAAATATGACCCTCAAGAACTCAACAATCTTAAGGAAGTACTAAACGTCTATGCTGATGAACTAGGATTTGTACGCAAAGATGAATTTAAGCTAAACAATTATCAACAAGTACAAGCTACTGTTGTAGATGAGTTTCTTAAAGATCATCCTGAGTACCTTCCAGAGAATGATGCTGATAATTTATTATGGAATCATTTAAAAGAAGAGGTATCACTTTATAGGGTGCCTGAAGATCCTAGAGAGTATCGTAAGATACTAAATAAGGCACATTCAAGTGTCTTAGGCATAACTCCATCTAGCGAGATGGCCAAAATTGCTGCTCAGCAAGAAAAGTTGAAATCTGTTTCCCATCCGAGCGGCAAAGGTAGTTCTTCTGAAACTAAAACAGTTAAGCCTTCTGGATTATCACCTGAATTAAGGTCTCATCTAAAAGGATTTGATGAAAAAGAATTAGAAGAACTTGGTCTCTAATTAACATTAATTAACACACAAATTACTTATGGCTTTTAAAGTTATTAAGGATTTGGGAGAAGCCGAATTAGGGTTACTTCCAATTTCCTCACAAACGGTTGCCGTATGTGATCTGTTGCAATTACCAGCAGGAGGCACAACTTGGACTGTATGTACATCGGGATCGGTGTTCTACACCAAGAAAGCCATCGCTATGGGTGCAGCTACAAGCAGTGATACAACTGTTCTAGCCTACGAACTCACAGGTCGTGAGTGGGTAGAAGCAGACGTTGCTAATACTGTTGCTGCAAACGACAATGGCGATCAGATGGTATTGTCCAGCAAAACAACTGTAAATAATACACACACTAACTCTACTGCGAAAGAAGCTTGCTTCACACAGAGAGGTATTGGGTCTACTACTACAAAAGCTGTTGGACATGTCATCGTTGGTCCAGGCCTCATTAATACTGCTACGTAAGGATAAATCTATATATGTCAGCTCCATTAAATATCGCTCAAGCTGCTGATCTCGTAGATTTGTCTATTCAGAAAGTCTTTTCAAAGACTTCTGAGCCTGAGAAAATGTACTCAAAGTACTTCAATGTCAGGTCAACATCAGATTACTACGAGAAAGATAGCAGTTTATCAGGATTAGGCGAAGCTGATTTCGTTGATGAAAATTCAGTGATTGTCAGTGATGTACCTATTCAGGGTTTTGATAAAACATACACCCAGAACATGGTGGGCGTTATTATTTCATTCACCCACAAGATGTGGAAGTTTGGAATAACAAAGCGTTCACTCAATAATGTTGCTATGGAATTAAAGGCTTCCGTATCCCGTAAAAAGGAAAAGCTCTGTGCAGAGCGCCTAGACAATGGTTTTGAATCAACATCTTACACCCATTATGGGCAAGGTGGAGCACGTACTATCACTACTTCTGGTGGCGATGGTGAAGGTGCTTTCGATGATGACCATTCTCGTGAAGATGCTGGTACCGACATGAACAACTTAGTTTATGATGGTACTACTTACAATCTTCCATTTGACTATGCTGGTTTGAAGGCTGCTCATCGCACTGCATCACTCTTTGTTGATGGTCGTGGCAATCCTCGTCCAGCTATGTTGAATACCTTAGTTGTCAAAAAGGGTTCTGCGAACCACTTCAAGGCAATGGAAATCTTAGGCGCTATTAAGAGCGGCAAGATCCCTGAGTCTTTTGACAATGACGGTGCTGCAGTACCTGCTTTCAGTGTTCTACCTCTTGATTACCTTTCAAATGCTGGTTATTGGTATATGTTCGATTCATCTCGAGCACTCAGTGATCGCGAAGGTTTCCAGTTTGTAGAATCACAAGCTCCTTCTCTAGATCCAGTAAACGTTGTTTATAAGACAAAGGAAATTCAGACATCCGTAACAACGATGTTTGACCTTGGTCATAACGATGTTTCTCGATCATGGGTTGGTTCACTTGGTACTTCAGCTTCTCCTTCGACTTAATCTAAATAATCCTGCCAGGGAGGCAGGGTAACACTTGCCTCTCAGGATCTGGATAAGGAAAAATATAAATGCCAACTTATAATAACAAACCATTCTCAAGTACAAGTAATGTAAACTTGAAGGGTGGTATTATTCGCTTTGGCTCTCTAAATAGTTCAAATCCAATAGCAAGCGCTGATTATGGATTGTACCTTGATGCTTCTGGCAACTTAGTTCTTTCTGCTGCAGGTAGTACAACTACCTTAGGTTCAGCTGGTGGTGGTGGTTCAGTTCCTACATTTGAATCGCTATTTGCCAATGACCAAACAATGCAGTTGGGAGCGTTGTCAACCTTTACCATTGATCGTAATTCTGGAAACAATGATGTCTTAACTATCACCAATACTGGTGCTGGTTCTGGCGATTGTATTCAGATTACTAACGCTGGTTCTGGTAACGACATCGAAGGTTCATCTGATACTTGGCACTTTACAAAAGCTGGCGACATGACTGCTAATATGGCAGTTTTCGCTGGTGATGCTGGTAGCACATCTCTTACACTAACTGCAGGCAATGCTGTAATTTCAGCAGGCTCGTTATCTGTAACA